ATATTTCCCCATTTCAACCAGCGGTTCACCTTCATTTATGCCGATTGAGAGTGCGATCGATTGTCCTGCTGTCGGCACTTGGAGAGTTTGATCGCGGTCATCTAAAGTGAGTTGTAGCGTGTCGCCTGATTTCCCATCGGCGTTATCGGTAAGCGTAAGACTGATGAGCCTGTCCATAATTTGGGCAGAACGATCGTCGCCATCAACCGCGATTTTAACTTGGGGTTTTGTCAACTCCATAGCCTCACAACGTCAGAAGTTTGAGGCTCAAAATCAGGCAAAATAATCCCCAAACCTTCTGGCAAGATCGGCAAACTATTCGCCAGTTTTGGATTTAGTCGCATCACCGCCTCTGTGCTACCGCGTGAAAAACCGTACTCGCGATGGCAAATTAAATCCAGTTCGTCGCCAGCCTGACAGGTGTAGATTCTCATCTTTTAGCCCAAAACTTGAGTAGCTTTTTGGTAGTATGCAATGCGATCGCTCAATCCATTCCTGCCGCCGTTTACTCTCAAAGTGACGGCTTCGACATTCGCACCTGAATCAACCAGCGCATTCATGCCACTATCCATCCACCAAAACCCAGCCGACGTAAATGGATATTCTGCTGCTACAAACTCGCTTCCTTGCATGATTTTTTGGTCATTCATGAAATCAGCAAAAGCTTTATAGTTGGCGCGCCCGGTCAGTTGAATAGCACCCGCGCCCTTATACTTGCGACCGTCACCCGGTTTGACATTGCCTAAGTCTCTTCGCCATTCGTAGGCATCACCCGTAGCTAATTCTTGCATCCATCGCAACCCCCCCGACTCGTGCGCGATTTGGGCTAGAAAATGTTTCAGCCTCAGATTAGTATTTATCTCAAATCGGTTAAGGCAAGCGTTCAAATCCCAAAATTGTTTTACTAATGGTGCCTTCCCAAAGATCGCGTTAGCTTGCTGCATTGTGATTAGTTGCTTCGGCTTTTCAGGTTTTGAATCTTCTCTCCATAGCTCAGCAAAGTAAGCCAAAACATCCGCAGGAATAGCGCTCTGCAAATAATCGATAGCCTTTTTTTGGTGTGGCAACGCTGCGTAATATTCGATAACGTCGATCAATTTAATCGTCATGGGGCGATACCTGCTAGCAACTGTTGGAACAATTTTGGATCAGCGTTCAGACTTTTGGTGAGACCCTCCGCCTTCCCTACCCACTTTTGTAAATCGGCTGACAGCCCCGGCGCAATGATCGGCAATTGACTTTGCAATGTTGCCAACGGATTTTTAGCCATTTGAGTGAGGGCGATCGCCGTCCCTATCGCACCCTTGCTATCCAAGAAACTCGATCGTAATCCTGCTGCATTTACGCCCAAAATACCCAGAGCAGCCGATTGATTTCCTCCAATAGCCTGTAGTCCCATTTTATTCAGAAGTTCTGGAACTTTCCCGGTGTCGCCAACGCCCAAAGGCAAGGCAAGTGCTGTAATATTACCCGATGTAATTCCGCTGTCGAGAATGTTTTTGAGGTTAGAAAAACCTGCAATTTTGCCGCCAATATTTTGGGCTGATAGGTCGCTAGGGCTGGGGACAAAACCAGCGATCGCCGTTTCCTTTGCAATCGATAAATCTCCTTTTAGGAGGGGGTTATTCGATTTATCCCGCCCATATTCTTCAAAAGAGAGTGAGACCGAATTTTTACGATACTGCCCACCTGGCAAAAATGCACTTGTGTTCTCGTCAATGTTAGTTAGGACAAATTCGCCAAAAACCTTGCCTTCTGAACCGCCAGAGGTCAACATGTAAGGCAGGGCTTTGTCGGCTAGCTTCTTCAGTTCAAGAATCGAGTCGGCTTTTTTGCTTAGCTGAGGAAAAGTCACGCCAGATATTTTAATCGGCTTTGATGACTTGCCCATGTATTGACTTGCTGGGTTGCGAAGGATACGCTCAATTTCGACCCACCTGTACCCGGTCGCGATTGAGAGGCTATCGTATGCTAGGCTTTCGATTGAGAATTGGAACTCGCCCCAACTTAATAAAATATCCACAAACCGAACCTCAAATAACTTTCAGCAGCCACAGTACCAAAATCACGAGAAGCAAAGCACCCAAACCGCCACTCGGAAAGTACCCGTAGTTCGCACTGTGCGGATAATAAGGAAGTGACCCGGCGATCGCTAATACCAAAATAATTACCAATAAAGTCGTTAAATTCATTTGTTTGCCTACGCTAAAGAGCTTCTTTGAGCCAACTCAAACTGCTGTTGAATTTCTTGGAATGCCGCCTGTATCTGAGCTTGTAAACTTCCAGTGTCCCCACTTGCCCCATTAATCGTGACAGGCGCATTTATCACAATTCCACCCCCGCCAACATTGCCACCCGATGAAGGTGTAGCTGAGGCGATCGCTGTTGAACTATCCCCCATCATTGCACTGACTGGTGAGGTTAGACCCGCGCTAGATTGCATAACTCCTTTGCCTAGCGTGAGCGGAATGTTTCTGCCAAGTTGGGTCAAGTTTTTGAGCGCCCCCTCTTTTGGATCTGATTGAGGCAACATTGCTTTGATGCCAGCCAAGGTGGAATTTACCGATCCAATTACCGCGCTAGCTCTACTTGTAATTCCACTCGCGAGAGCGTCCATCATTGCCATGCCGATGCTACCCAAAAATGCGGGAAGGTCTTGGAAAGCCGATTTAACCGTGTTGATAATCTCGTTGGTTTTGGCAGGCAAAGCAGCGAGTGCGTTGGTGATTAGGGCAATTCCTTGGATAGCGAAAGTCGCACCTTGTAAAAATCCCGACCCAATCTGAAGGATCAGAGGTATGACACCCATAATCACCGACCCGATATTTTGCAAACCGCCGCCGATCATTGCCAAACCTGCATTAATCATTGCAGCAGCCTCTGGCGAAAGTGATGACATAAACACCGCACCCATTTTTTGTAAGCCGCTCCAAACACTCGGAATTATAGCCGCCAATCCTGCCAATGCCCCGCCGATCGCTAAAATTGGAACTAGAACAGCGCCACCCCCAATCGCTGCAAATCCACTCGCCAGCATCCCGACCCCAACTATTAAAGGTGGAACGATTGCGACGATTGCCAACAGACCTACAGCGATCGCCCCTACCCAAGGATTGACGCTGGCGAACTCGCTAAACTTTTGGAGCAACGGCGTAACGGCTGAAAGCACAGCATTGATCGGCGGCAATAGAATGCTGCCAAATTGAACAGCGATCGCCTGTAGAGTTGCCATCATCTTTTTAGATTGACCCCCAACTGTGGCGAGAGAATTTGCGTTGGCTTCTGACATTGAGCTTGCTAACTTCGACGTATCGGCTACTCCCTTCAAACCCCGGTCAACATCTTTTAAGCCTTTGGATAGTGCTAGGATCTCATCGGCACTTTCACGCCCAAACGCTTTGTTCATAGCGCCTACAACTTCAGTTAAGGGCAGTTTCGATTTATTCAAAGTCGATAAAAAGTATTGAATCGCTTGGGTACTTTTACCGCTATTCATTAAGCTGGTAACCTTACCCGCGTCAACTCCTAGAGCCGTAAACCCCGCTCTAGCTTTGGGAGCGGCTGTTGAGATATTCGCAAGAGATCCTACCATTGCATTAAAGGAGGTAGAAGCGCGATCGGCAGGTAAGCCTAATTTTGCCATCACCCCGCCAAACACCGCCGTATCCTGAGACGACATTTTGATTGTGGATGCCATCGACCCGACCCGCGCTGTAAAGTCGAGAATGCCGGAGGCGGTTCCGCCGATGTTGTCATCAACATAATTTAATGCACCTGCAAAAATTTCAGACTGTGCAATATTTTGCTTAAAGATGCTATTCACCGCCGTAAGCTGACGACCCATATCAGCCATTTTTTCTACGGGTGTGTCAGTCGCCATACCGAGTCTGGCAACTTGAGAAGTAACGGCGGCTAAATCTTCTTTTTTGGTTCCGAGTGCTGCCATAGCTCCAGCAATTTCGAGATACTCTTTTGGCAGGATTCCCAGAGTAGGCGCGAGTCGGAGCGCTTCCTTAGACATGCCTGCCATCTGAGTATTAGTTAAATTGGCAGTCCTTTTAATCGAATTGAGGGAAGCATCAAAATCAAACGCCTGTTTGACCATCGTCCCCAAACCCACACCCGCTGCAAGCGATACAGGCAATAGCGATTTTGCGCCCCGAACTAACGAAGAATTTTGGATGGCTTGCATTTTCTTCAATCGCGACTCAGCACTACCGATCGCGCCACCTAAAGAAGCTGCGATTTTGCCGCCAATTTCTACGATTACAGGAAAAGTTTTGCCAGCCACGGATCACCTTGCTTTGTTTGCTTTAGCTATCTCTTTATTCAACCTCTCGCTAGCCCGTAGCCATCGATTAAAATCCACGTAATCCATAGATAAAATCGCATCTATCGAAGTGTGATTATCGCGGCAAAATATCAGCGTTGCCCTCCTAAATGTCTCGGCTACTCCCCCCCTTCGTCATCACTTCCCTCCTTATCAGGGACAATGCCCTTCATTTCTTGGTAGGCAAGGAACAGGCGATCGCTATCGGTGGCATCCAAGTTCAGCAAATCATCAGGCGCGATTTCAGTAAGGGAGGACAATAAACCCAGCAGTTTTTTGCCCTGCGCCCCCTTTGCATCCATGTAAGAGATCTCATCCTTCATTTTTGGGCGGCGCATAAAAATGGATGTGATCTCAGTTGCCCCGTTTATCGTGATGGGATAGTCGAGAATAATCGTGATTCCATCGGGTGAATTGATGTCAGGTTTTGGGGTCGGTTTTGTCATCAGGCAACTCCTAAAGCAGTACGCATTTCAGCCAAAACATCCTTACCGTTAATGATGCGTTTGGCGTTAAGGATGTCGATTACGATCAAATCCTCACCTCCCACATTCAGGCTGTAATATTCACAGTTCATCGTAAATTGCGTCTCAGATAATGTGCCGCCTTCCCATGTACCAAAATCGATCATGTTAATCGCCCCTTGGCAGGTAATGACTACGGGGGTTACGGGTTCTCCACTCCTTCTTAAAGCGCCCCTTGCTATTAAGCGGGTGGCGCTGGAATTTAGATTAAGAGCGGTTTCAAAAAATTCCTTATCATACGTAAGCATTGTGTATGTACACTCCAGGGCATTTAGCCCTAGATCAATCATTAGCTCTGCGTCAAAACCGCCCATCCGAACCCCCTCCGTCGCGACTTCGAGCTTAGGTGTCTCGATGCTTTTGACGACTCCTAAGCAGGAAGTCCCGTCTACAAATAAATTAAAATTGCTTAATGTTTGTGGAACATTCGACATGATTTAATCCCCTAAATTATTGGACAAAAATCGTATTAAACCCGTCAGTGTTGATTGAACTTCTGAAAGTCAACCTCTCAACAGGGAACGTGCTGGTAAAGGAAAAATCGATAGTAATGTGACCTTGGAGCAAATCAGCATCGCTATTCCTTGCCCGATCCGCCCAGACATCGCCTGTTCCCAAAATTGCACCCTGCACAGACAGGCGGCGTAAGAATGCCTTTACTGTCTCCAATATCTCGGCAATGTAAACAGTAGAGATATTATTGTCGATTGCCCAAAGATGCGCCGCTGAGATGCTGTCGGCAATTACATCGGCAATCCGGCGAGTGGTGATAAAGGTCATCCTAGAATCACTTGCGAGAGTCCGATTTCCCCAAGATCTAAACCCACCTTGGTATTGAATAATCGTGTTGATGCGGTTGGCATTCAAGATGTTTGCCCGACTCGAAAAATCTCCCATCGTGAATTCTATCGGACGGGCGATCGCTTCAATCCCATTGATCGGCTGATTTGAAGGACTCCACCAAAATCCTCTCTCGTTGTCACTCCTAGAAATCAATCCAGCTAGCACAGGGGAGTAAGGGGTAGAGATGCCGCCGTACACGACCCAAGGATCAGCCGCGTAAATGCGATCGCTGTCAAAGTCATCAGCGATTTGGATTGCCGCCGCATCGTTTGTGTTGGGTCCATCAGCAATAATTACCGCCCGTAGCTTTTGGGCTACGGTGATCAGGTTGCTCAATACCCGATTTCTAACAGTGCCGATCGCCGTGATTCCAAGTGCCGTTACGCCGGAGGGTGGCGCTGCGAAAGGTGCGGCTGGAGCAGCT